ACCCAAAGTGAATGTCAGTAAAGACCGCGGCCTTTTTGAATAGATTAGTCATAGCTAATACTATACAGGTTTATTTTGATAATTGCAATACTAATTTAATCAATCGTCGTCCCCTCCACCACCAAAGTTGCCACTACTAGCACTAAAGTTAGCGCCGCCGCCTTGTCCTTGGCGTGTATAACTTGGGGTTAAGTTATTCATTTCAAGTATGTCGTCCCGCAAATTTTGATTACGCTTTTCAATATTAAGTACCCTGGTAAATGAGTTAGTAATTGCGGCTGTGTAATAAGCAAACGGATTTTGACTCTTGAATTCATCAAACTGTAGACCAATCTGACTTAACTGTAGTAGTGCTTGACTACGCATTTCATCATTGTATGTATAACCACGCCAGTTACTGCGAGTAGCATAACGCTCACACAGTTTGATAAACATATGAGCCAGCTTAGGAGTCATCTTACCGTGATCCTTGCTAAACTTACCGGCCTTGAGTCCGCCCTTCCAATGGCTACGTCCCACGCAAACAGGTTCTCCCTCTTCACTAATTTTATAGTGCTCAAATGGTGGAAAGTTACATTTAACGTATTTGGTATTTCCGGCTAAGTCTAGCTCGTCGTCGTCGTATTCGGAACGAGGAGCACCACCTTCTTCTTCCGTTAGAGCTTTAACAGCGGCCTTGCGTGATTTAACATCATCAATGGGCACATGTTCCCAGGTCATAACACGGAACACCACATCGCTGTCAGCTACATCTTTTAATTTAATTTCGAACTCATCTAGCTTACGCTTGGTACCATCAGCAGTAGCAATTTCGTGTGCTAGTTTAGCCAAACGGACAGCACGATCTTTTCGAGCTTGTAATATGTTCTTTTTGTTTATTTTACTAGCGTCGGGCAGGATCATATCATAATCTGCAACGTCTGGACTAGTGTAATAGCAATAGGTGTTTTTGCTTTTGTGAATCTCTTTTAGAATATCTTTATTATTTAGATAATTGTTACGAGCCATCCTTTGGTTCCTTTAAAGTTAGCACATACTAACATATTTAACCCCATATGGTCAACCTTTTTAAAAAACTATTCTTTATATTAGCCGTTAATTTAAGTGAATAAATACTGTATAAACAGGAACTATATGCCAGTACTACCTAATCAGCCTTTACAAACAACGGTAACTAACCCTAGCGGTAGCTTCGGCAATCAAATTTGGAATAGCGTAACCAACAGCCTCCAGGGTTCTGTTGGATTAAACCCAATGATGAGTCGTCAAAATGTTGCTACTATGTTTCAATATACCAATAGAACCGTTGGCCCGCAAGTTGTGGTTAATTATCCGCAGGCCAGCTATGATTGGCGTGTACGGATTAGTCTAGCACCAAATAGTAACTATTTTTACAATGATCCAAGTAATAATTTATTAAGTCCGCTACGTACAGAAGTCGCTAATAATTCGACGTCGGCGGTAGTACAAGGAATTAATAGTTTATTTGGGTCAGGTGGTCAAAGCCGCGTCGGTGTGGTGTTTCCGTATACTCCAACAGTTACAGTTCAACACTCGGCTAACTATGCCGCACAAAAATTAACACACAGTAACTATACACAATATTTTTATGAAAATTCAGAAGTTGGTGCAATCTCAATTAATGGAGAATTTACCGTACAAAACGTAAATGAAGGTCAATATCTTTTGGCTACAATTTACTTTTTCCGTTCGCTAACTAAGATGTTCTTTGGTAGAGATTCACTGGCAGGTAATCCGCCGCCGATTGTTTACTTAAATGGTTATGGCGAATACTATTTGCCGAGTGTTCCTTGTGTTGTAACCAGCTTTAGTCATACTATGCCAGACTCGGTAGACTACATGGATATTCCCGAACCTGGACTTAATTATAATCCCGGGGTTACTCGCCCTGTATTAAATAGTACACGCTTACCGACAACTAGTACAATATCATTGACCGTACAACCAGTTTACAGCAGACTGGCACAAAGTCAAGGATTTAACCTTAGCGACTTTGCTCGTGGCGCATTGATTAACGCACCAGGATCGGGTGGCACCGCCAGTTCTTTTGGCGCAACACAAACAGCAATTAACGGCGGTTCGCCGGGCGCTGGAGGATTCTTATAATGTCAACTTCTTATGCAACATCAAGTCCATATCACGGAACACCACAATGGGGTCAATTTTTAGATATTTGGAATTCAAAAACTATTCCTGCAGATGTAACAGATGCCCTTTATCAAATCGACCCGCCGTATAATCTACGCCCAGATTTATTGGCATATGATTTATATCAAGACACTAACCTATGGTGGGTGTTTGCTGTTCGTAATCCTAATGCCTTAATAGACCCAATATTCAATTTTGTTGCACCTAATATTATCTACATTCCAACTAAAGCAGTAGTTCAAAAAGCACTGGGACTATAACAGCATGGCTGACCCAACAGTTATTTCTAGCACAGACACCGGCGGGTTTACAGCCGAGCAAGAAGCACAATACAATGCATTAATTCAATCTGGCCTAACCCCGCAACAGGCAATGGCACAATTAAACCTCCAACCAGTTCAAAATTTACAAAATATTCCTATTAATGGATTTAACCCAACCGGCGGCAATGGCGGATCTAACAACAACAATAATATTCAAGCAGTTGTTAATAGTATAAAAACACCAATGGCTACACAGGAAATTCCTAATCCTATGCATGAGTTTGCTAGTTGGACCTATGCATGGAGTCTTTGGTGGCTAGATGTTAATGATTATAATAATTTAATATCAGGAGCAGATGCTGGTACAGCACTAGCATATCCACTGGGCCCAACTAGTTATGTAGTAGCTGAGGATTCTGGACTATTTCCTGGTCGACGACTACCTACACAGTTTGGTTTAAATTACAATATTCAAGATGTTGAATTTAACACAGTGGTTGGTCTTAACTCATCAAGTAAAAGCAGTAACATGATTGATGGAGCCCTGACTATATTAGAACCATATGGTGTAACATTTATTGATAGTTTAGTGCAGGCATCATTTATTAACACTCCGGGATATAACTATTTGCAACAACCATATATGTTACAGTTAGATTTTACTGGATATGATGATTCGGGTAATCCGTTGCCCGCAAGTACAACAGCTCTTTATAGAAAACGCTTTCCTATTAGATTTACTGGTGTAAAAGTTAATGTAACTAATAAGGGCGCCGAATATAAAATTAATTATTATGCACTTGGACATCAAAGTTATAGACCCGAGCATTCTACAGTACCCAAGAACTTACCTATTGTAGCCGGAACCGTTGGTGGATTCTTTGATGCCTTGGCAAGTGCGTTGAACGCATTTTGGCAACTTGAAGTTCTTGATGGAAAACAACAATATGCCGATACAATTTCATTTGATATTGATTCTGCTATTCGTCAAAGTAAAATTGTCTATGACAAACAACTAAGCCTAGGAAAAACTAATCCTAAGGGTATTAGTATTGATGCTAGCCAGGGAAGTTTTAGCATTCCTGCAGGTACGCAAATTACTGATGTTATTAATCGTGTATTGATACAATCTGATTATCTAATTAATCAATTAGGACTTGACCTACAAACAGCAAGCGAGCAAAAAACACAAACTACACTGACGCAGGTATTGAATACTTTTAAAACTACTTGCCAAACAACATTTGCCGGTGCCGACAGCGCAGGAACAGTGACCAATGGAGTATTTGATAACGTAAGAAATAATTATCCAGTCGCATTTGCCTATCGTATACATCAATATGCGGTCTATGATGCCAACCACCCAGCTGCTCCGTTATTGTCAGATAGTCGTCCAGCAACGCTCAAAGCCTATAACTATTTGTACACCGGTAAAAATATTGACATACTAGATCTTAAAATAAATTTTGATACAACCTGGTATACTGCGGTTATGACATATCCTAACCAATATGCTGCTAGTCAAACAAGTCCTAGTACAGGAGTTGATGGATTATTAGCTAATAGCGGAACTATTTTACTGAGTCCACAGTTATTGGCATCTTCGGGAATCTTTGGTTCGACAGCAATTCCAAATTTAACCCCGTTAAGATACAAGTCAATTGTCAATGATCAACGTGACAACATCGGTATGAATATCACCGATAACCCGGCAGCGCAAACAACTGCTAACATGATGCGTAGTCTTTATAGTAAACCATCGGGGGATATGTTAACAGTTGATTTACAAATTGTTGGAGATCCAACCTTAATTAAACAAGATGACTGGCTCTACGTCCCTAGCCCAAATGGAAACTCAGACTACAATAACTGGATGTCCTTTAGTCAAAACAGTTTTGCGTCAAAATACGGTCACATCAGAATGGATACTGGTGCTTTAGTAGCATCATTGACTATCAATACTCCGCTAGATATTGATACTGACTGGACCAATCAGGGACTAGCGTTCCCTCAACCTAACACTTATCGTAGTTTGTTTAGCGGACAGTATAAAATCCTACAAATTAAAAATACGTTTCAGTCCGGTAAGTTTGAACAGACTCTTAAATTAGTAAGAATTATGAACAGCGATTATGTTACAAATTCTGCAGCCGCAACAGCCGCAGATGGTAGCGCAGTTAAAAAATCACAAGATAATCAAAATTCAACAAACAATAATACACAACCAATTCCGGCGGGTTCGACCAGCACATCGACTCCGGCAAGTGAATCGCCAACTATAGCAACAGTACAAGGAACATCAGTTAATGCTGGTACATTTAATATGCCTGCGGCACAACCTGTTGCTATTCCTCAATATGCACAACCATTGAGTACCAACGCATTGCCCAACGGTGTTCAAGCACGACAATAAGGACTTTTCAATAAATGGCAGATAATCAAATACAAAGAACAGGCGCCAATCCAGCTGCAAAAGCTGATGGTAAGTCTGGTTATACAGTAGACCCAGGACCGTACGAAGCGATCGTAACAGCACATGTACAAAGCACTCGTATGGGGCAATTACAAGTTTACATCCCAGATTGGGGCGGACTACAAACAGATCCGGACAGCCAAATTGTAGTTAGTTACGCTAGTCCCTTCTACGGAACAACATTTGGCACAGATACACAAACCGATACCCCGGGTGCATTTAGCAGCGGCATGAGTTATGGTATGTGGTGTGTTCCGCCAGATGTAGGTAATAAAGTGTTGGTAACTTTTGCAGCAGGTGATCGTAATCGCGGTTATTGGTTTGCCTGCATATACGATAGTCCTAGTCATCATATGGTACCAGGTAATGCTCGTAACATCGGCGGACAATCAAAGACTGAAATAGATCCAGTTAGTTCTGGCCCGTTATCTTCATATGCTAGTTCAGATAGTTTACTGCCGGTAGTTGAATACAGCACAGGAGAAGGTACAGCATTTAATGCCGATGGTATACAAAATACACCTCGGTATGCACATCCTGTACAGTCAATGCGTTATGTTATACAAGGTCTAGATCGTGATCCTGTACGCGGCGCAATAAGTTCAAGTAGTCTACGCGAAGTGCCTAGCAATGTATATGGTATTAGTACACCGGGTCGTAGCGCCACAAATACACCACAAGCGCCAGGCGCAAAAAATGTTAATTCTAGTCAAACAGTTATTGGTCGTGTAGGCGGACATAGTTTTGTCATGGACGATGGTGATAAAGACGGTAACGATCAACTAATTAGATTACGTACAGCCGGTGGCCACCAGATCTTAATGAATGACGTTGCTGACAAAACAGAAAAAGGCGGCAAGGGAGTATTGTATATTGCCAGTGCGTCAGGCAACCAATGGCTAGAATTTAGTAGTGATGGCAGTATTAACATGTTTGGCATTGCTGGATTCAATGTTCGATCAGAGGGAGCATTAAATTTTCATAGCGACAGTCAAGTCAATATTAACTCTGGCGGAGCAGTTCATATCAATGGCGAAATGGGCGTAACAATAAAATCTTTAACATCTGTGGCAATTAGTGCAGAAGTAGCGTGTTCGATGAGCACAATTGGTATGTTAACTTTAAGCGCCGATGGCGCAGTAAACGTAGGAGCAGGTGCCGCATTAAAATTAAGCGCAGTTGGCCCAGCGTATTTGTCTGGCGCATTAGTCAATCTAAATAACCCTTACGCACCAATACCACCCATGCCACCATTGCCAGAAACTGGAATATCGTTACCCGACGTTATGTTTGCCGGCACAAGTTGGGTATATACTCCGGGTGCTGTTAGAAGTATTTGTACAGTAGTTCCGGCCCACGAACCTTGGATTGATCCCGGAACTGGGCTCAGACCGGCACCAGCCAAAGCCAGCGGAACTGCGGGACTAGTTGGCGGAGCATTAAGTATTGGTGCCGGTGTTGCTGGAAAACTTTTAGGTTAAGATAATGGACGCAGGAATTCAATCAGCAGCCGGAATACCGATTACAAACCCATTGCCAGTCAGCTGGTTAGGTCGTGCCGACTTACCTCCTAAACCCCCAGCTTGGGCCAATATTGGCGCACTGAGTTCTGTACAATTACGTAACCTGCAGGCACAGATTGCTTATGATTTAAGCAGTTGGGACTATAAACTTATTGGTAGTAACAATAAATTGGGCAGATATCAATTTACAACACAGGTATTAGAAGCCTATGGATTATTAGCCACCGGGTCCAACACAGAATATGGAACAGATTGTGTAAATTATGTTCACAGTTGGCAACCTATTACTATTAATACTGGTATTAATGCTTATCAAAATTATTTTTATAACATCACCAGCTTAAATAATTTTTTATCTACCGCAACTGCACAAGAGCACTTAGCATATCAGCGACTAGTTGACATTTATCTAACTGCGGTTGATGTAGGCACAATACTTGCCGGTGATACTGCTGATGTAGTAGCCGGTATGATGTATGTAGCATGGACGTTAGGCGTTGGTGCAGGACCAACTATTAGCGATCCAACCGGCACAGGTGCATGGGCCTGGAGATATAACAACATAGGATCTGGTATAAACAGCTATAACAGCGGACGTTACACGGTAGTAGTTTTAAGCCAATAAATACAATATGACCATTATATATCGCGGATTCTCTACACTAGTTAATAAAAAAAAGTATAGCCTTACGGACTATGCTTTAGCCAAACAAGACCTAATTAACTACTTTAATATACGAAAAGGTAGTAAACTAATGCAACCTGGATTTGGCACTATTATTTGGGACCAATTATTTGAGCCATTAAACGAAACTACCCGTGACATTATTACCAATGATATCAAGCGTATTGTTAAATACGACCCTAGATTACAAGTTATTAACATATCTGTGGTTGAACAAACCAACGGCATACAAATAGAAATTTCCTTGTCTTACGTACCTAGTAATCAAGCAGATACCCTACTGCTAAATTTTAATCGCAATGCCAGCTCATTAACTACAAATTAACTACACATATTATTTTAACCGATAAATACTTGATATAGGTAAAATAATATGGCACAAACCACACGTCAATCAAATCTTTTAGTAAATCAGGACTGGACTAAAGTCTATCAGAGCTTTACCAACGCCGATTTTACTAGCTACGACTTTGAAACTCTGCGTAATAGTATGATTAACTATTTGCAGACTTACTACCCAGAATCATTTAATGATTTCCTAGAAAGCTCAGAATATCTAGCCCTAATAGATATGATTGCATTCTTAGGACAAAGTCTTGCTTTCCGTACAGATTTAAATGCACGTGAAAACTTTATTGATACAGCACAGCGTCGTGACAGTATATTAAAATTAGCTCGTATGTTGAGCTACAATCCTACTCGCACAACTAGTGCAAGTGGTCTAATTAAATTTGATAGTATCAGTACTACTGAAAGTGTTACAGATAGCAATGGCGTTAATCTGTCTAATACTGTTATTAATTGGAATGATGTAACTAACGATAATTGGTTAGAGCAATTTACCACAGTTTTAAATTCTGCATTAGTTACTGGGCAAGCCATTGGTAAACCCGGTAATAGTCAAGTAATCAATGGTGTGCAGACCGATGAGTATAGTGTAAGTTTAAATACCAACAGTTTACCTGTTGCACCATTTGCAGTTCCTATTCAGAATACAACAACACGCTTTGAAGCGGTTAGTGCAACAACACTGGGCCAAACATACATTTACGAACGAGACCCAACTGCCCTTGGACAATTTAACGTTCTATATCGTAACGATAACAATGGTAATGGTAGTAACAACACAGGTTTCTTCTTGTACTTTAAGCAAGGCACACTACAAGCTACAAACTTTACTATTCAAAATGCTATTCCAAATAATTTTGTTCCTGTTACTACAAACAATATTAATAACACCGATCATTGGTTGTATAGTTTAAATGTCAATAGCAGCGTTCAAACTCTATGGGCACAGGTACCAGCATTACCTGGCATCAATGTTGTTTATAATCAATCAACTAATAAAAACCTCTATCAGGTTAATACATTAAACAACGATCAAGTTAATTTAGTCTTTGGCGATGGCTCGTTTGCTAATATTCCGCAAGGAGCATTTAGATTTTATTTCCGCACTAGTAACGGCAATGCCTATAGCGTAACACCCGACGATATGTCAAGTGTTACTGTGGCTATTCCTTACATTGATGTCAATAGTGTAAATCAAACTTTAACGATTGTTGCTAGTTTAAAATATACTGTAACCAACGCTACTGCTACTCAAAGTTTGAACAGTATTAAAACCTACGCACCACAGCAATACTACACACAAAATCGTATGATTACTGCCGAAGACTATCAAATCTTCCCGCTGACATCATTTACTAGTATACAAAAAATCAAAGCAGTTAACCGTATTAGTTCTGGTGTAAGTTTATATTTAGATACTCTTGATCCAAATAGTAGTTTTAGTAGCACCAATATTTTTGCTGCCGATGGGATGATTTCTACTAATAGTTCTATTAGTTCTGAAACATTTAGTTTCTTAACTACAAACGATATCTATTCAGCAATTTACAATGACATCATTCCTATTATTAATAGTACAGAAATGTCTAACTACTATTATGCTAACTACGAAAGATATACGCCAACACACAGTAATATTACTTTTGTTCAAACAGGCAATTCAACCTCTAGCAGTTATGGCAACTTAACTTATAACGGAAATGTAATACATGTTAGTACAGGTGCAAGCGGTAATTTAAAATATGTAGCAACCGGAGCAAGCATACAGTTCTTAACTAACGTGCATGCCAATGCCACAACATTCTATTCATCAGTTACTAATACAGTAAGCAATACACAGGTATATTTTGGTATGAACGTACCCACTGGGTCTGTTGTAAAATCTATTATACCTTTATTTAAAAATGATCTAAGCGGTACACTAATTACAACCATTGCTACTCAAATTGCTGCCAAGGTTAATTTTGGTCTAATATATGATCAAGTAAATCAACAATGGACCAATATCAAACCAGCTGATATTGGTACAAGCACCAATTGGTTATTAAAGTTTACTTATAATGCTGGATTGTATAATGTTCAGTCTCGTAACTTGTCTTATGTATTTGCTAGCGCAGCAGAAACAAATTTCTACTTTGACCCTGCTGTTAAAGTTTATGATAGTCGACTTGGATCTACAATTCAAGATCTTATTAAGATTTTAAAGATTAATCCGGTGTTAAATACAAGTATACCAATTGGACAAGATGTTATATGGAATATTTACAATGTTCATACTGAGGCCGACGGATATGTTAATCCTAAACAGGTATATGTAAGTAGTCCGGAAACTCAAATGACCGGTGTGCCCGATAATCCAGATTTATATTCTATTGTAGCAAATACAGCCGTTAGTCGTAGTGGACTTTATTTCCAATACAAACATAATAGTCCTGGTAAAAATCGTATAGATCCAACAAGTGTAAATTTAATCGACTTATATATTCTAACTGCTGAATATGCCATAAGTTATCTAAACTGGTTGCGTGATTTAACTGGCACTATCTCAGAACCGGTGCCGCCAACTTCAAGTAGTTTAGAAATTGCCTATAGTAAACTCGACGATTATAAAGCCACTAGCGATAGTTTAATTTATAATCCCGCTAAATTCAAGCCATTATTTGGTGCCAAAGCTGATGCTAACTTACGTGCTCGTTTCCAGGTAGTTATTAACCCTGCGGTTAGTATTACTGCTAACGAAGTTAAGACACAGGTTATCAATGCAATTAACACATATTTTGATATTAATAATTGGGATTTTGGTGAATCGTTTTACTTCAGTGAGTTAGCCGCATACTTACACACTACTTTAGTACCTAATATTGCTAGCGTCTTAATTGTACCGGCCAACGATAATTTAGTATTTGGTAACTATTTTCAAATCAATGCTGAGCCGTGGGAAATCATTACCAGCGCCGCTACTGTCGACAATGTGGATATCATTAGTGCAGTAACAGCCGCACAACTTAATCTTGGAACTACTTTAATATCATAATAATATGGCTATAATTAATACACTTAATTTTTTACCTGAGACATTTAGATCATCAACTAACCGACGATTCCTTGGCGCTACAGTAGACCAATTAACTGCCGACGCAGTAAATGTTCCAGTTAATGGATATATTGGTCGAACATTTGCCCCGACTTATAAATTGGGTGATAATTATGTACCTGAACCTACTACAGATAGAGCACATTATCAACTTGAACCTAGTGTAGTTGTTAAAGATGCCAATGGCGATATTGTTTTAAATAGTAACTATCTTGACCTACTACAAAGTGTTAAAAATAATGGTGGTGTTAACGATAATCATAATCGTTTATTTTCTAATACAAGTTATAACTATAACGGTCACTTTGATTATGATAAATTTGTAAATTATCACAACTACTACTGGTTGCCCAATGGCCCGGTGCCGGTAGTAGTTACATCGGCTAATACACCATTAGCAGGTAATTATACAGTTAATAGAAATAATACAGTTAATGGATATACATTTAGCGGTATAACTAGTCACCCTAACCAACAATTGACATTGGTTCGTGGGGGTACATATACCTTCAATATTAATCAGCCTGGGCATAATTTTTGGATTCAAAGCAAACCGGGAATTAACGGAGTAGATCCTAATGTACCTAGTATCAGTACACGTGAGATTTTTGGAGTTACTAACAATGGTGCCAGCACCGGTGCTATAACATTTAACGTCCCATTAAAAACAGCACAAGACTTTTATATAGGAATGCCAACTGTAGCAAGTGTAAATGCCGCAGTGACATTTAATTATAGCGATATACAAAACGTATTACTCAGTGAATTCCTTGGTCGTTTTCCTGAAGGCTTAGATGGCATTACTAACCAACTTCAAGGCAAAACATTTATTTTCATTAATAATACCACAGATCCAACTAATTGGGAAGCTGCGGGGTTATTAGATCATTCCAGTTTTGATACAATAACAGAAGCATTTGATAGTCCCTCTACACCTTTTTCTGGTGTAGTACCCGGGACTAATAGACCAAGTGTTTGGAAGATAAATTTAGTTCCAACTAACATAGGCGATTACATAATTCAAATTACAGAGTCTCTCACAGTTTCGCCGCAACAAAAATTATTTGTTACGTCGGGTAAAACTTATGCGTCACAGGAATTTTGGTTAGATACTAATTACAATTATCAACAGGTTCCAACAATAACTGCTACTGAGGATTATTTGTATTATCAAGACTCAGTTAATCCTAGTTTTGTTGGCGAAATAAAATTAGTTGATAATCTAAGTTCACCAATTAATATTGATACAGATATCATTAGGAAAGTTGGTTATATAAGTCCTAACGGAATTAATTTTACTAACGGACTAAAAATTCAATTTGATTCTCTAGTAACACCAGCAACTTATGCCAACAATGAATATTATGTCGAAGGAGTTGGAACAGGAATTGTGTTGGTTCCGGTAGCACAACTAGTCATTCCAGAGTCATTTGGGGAAAACATTGCAACTACCCCTGATTACATTACTGTTAATCGTAGTAGCCTTGATTGTAATCCGTGGTCTCGTAGTAATCGTTGGTTTCATCGAGACGTATTAGACGCTACTGCCACCTATAATCAAACTGAAATTGACTATGGTCCTAATATTTCTGGTCGTCGTGCTATCATTGAGTTTGAACCCAATTTACAATTATATAACTTTGGCCAACAGGCTAAAAATAGTGTTAATTTAATTACGTTTGCAGTAACTGATGCATTTATTAAAATTGAGGGTCCGCAAACATACCCAGTACCAAAGTCATTAGATGGCGCAACTCTTACACAAGGCATGCGAGTAATTTTTGCCAACGACTATGATCAATTAATTAAAAATAAAGTATGGCAAGTAGATTTTCAAACGATCAACAGTCAAGTATTTTTACGACTACTTGAAACTACAGACGATCCAATTGTTGACGGTGAGTGCGTAATAGTTACACAAGGTACTACAAACAGTGGTAAAACTTTTTGGTTTGATGGAACTAACTGGCACGATAGCCAGGCAAAATTATCAGTACAACAAGCACCACTATTTGATTTAGTTGACGCCGACGGGTATAGTTTTAGCGACACCACCGTTTATCCTGGCACAACATTTATTGGAAATAAAATATTTGGGTATCCTGTAGTCACAGGGACCGACGATTCAATACTTGGATTTCCTTTAGCATACCAAAATTTTAACAACATTGGCGACATTGTTTTTACAAGTTATTATGACTCAGATTCATTTAGTTACAATAGCTCAACTACGGTTAATACTAGTTCAGGATATATCGTTAAAAATAATAGTTTAACGAGTACAACCAAATTGAATACATGGGTTGAAAGTATTGAACCCAATGCACAATATCAAATTATAACTAAATTCTTTGAAGGATATGTTCTTGACATTGCGACAGATGTTACAGCTATCTATCCGGTGGATAAAGTTGTTTCTAGCGGATCATATGCTTTTGTACAAGTTGACATATTACCTGATGCAGTAACGTCGATGCCCCACCTTAAAGTCTATTTAAACAATACTTTATTAAATCCTAATACAGATTATCAACTTATAAATTATGGTGTTTACTATGTTATTACATTAACTAATTTGCCTGCAATTGGAGACAAGATTGATGTGGCAATACTTAGTTCAACAAAAAGCAATATTGGCTATTATGAAATTCCAAAGAATCTTGATTATAACTCACTAAATCAAAAATTCCCAACAGTTAAAACTAATGTTGGAAGTGTTCCGACAGCAATTACATTGGGACAACTTAGAACTCATTACAATAAACTAATAGAAAATACCGCAGTTAGTCCAACAACTGCTATTCCCAATCAAGATAGATATTTAAAAGCGCAGGGTGGTACCTTATTACAACAAAGTAGTCCGTTGATATACGGAATGACATTTTTAACTGATCCTGTGGTCAATTTTGTTAACGGAATAACACTGGCACGTAAAGAATATCAACGTTTTAAAAATAAATTTTTAAATTTATGTACTACTTTGACTACATTGGATTATAATAATTCAAAATCTGGTGTTGATACGATACTACAAAATATTAATGCAGTTAAAAATAATAGCTTTCCTTGGTATTATAGCGATATGGTCCCGCAAGGCAACAACTACACATCTATTACATATAGTGTTCTTAACTCTAGACAAACTCATTATGAGATTACTAGTATTTTTAATACCACAAAATTAAGCAACCGCGCAGTTTTAGTATATCTAAATGGTACACAATTAGTTGCTAACGGTATTGATTTTTCGTTCAATCAGTTAACACCAGAAATTATAATTAATGTTCCCCTAGTAATAGGTGATACTATTGTAATTGACGACTATAACAACACTGACGGAAATTATATTCCTGAAACTCCGTCTAAGTTAGGATTGGATCAGGCCTATCCTCCGGCAAAGTACCTGGATACAACATACCAAACCCCAATTATGGTCATTCGTGGTCACGACGGAAGTATTACTCCGGCATTCAACGACTTCCGCGACGACTATTTGTTAGAACTTGAACGCCGTATCTATAACAACATTAAAATAAATTATACAACAACAAACATTTTAAATCCATATGATACTGTACCGGGTCGTTTTAGAACAACAGGATACAGTCTATCTGAATGGACACAACTATTAACACAAAATTTCCTACAGTGGGTTGGCAGTAATAACATTGATTACACTACTAATTCTTGGTATAATGCCAATAATCCGTGGACATGGAATTACAGTAAATTTACAGACTCTGTTGATGGTAGCTTCCTACAAGGAAGTTGGCGTGCCGTTTATAAGTATTGGTTTGATACCGATCAGCCGCACCTTGCTCCTTGGGAAATGTTAGGCTTTGTTAGTAAACCAACTTGGTGGACAGATCGGTATGGCGCAGCACCTTATACCAATGGCAATACAACATTATGGGAAGATCTAGAAGCTGGATATATTTGGAACGGTGGTAATTCTGTTGCTTATACCAATGTACATTTTGCTCGCCCCGGGTTGGTTAATTTTATTCCTGTGGACTCTGCCGGCAATCTATTAAATCCTGTTGAAGCTCAATTGATACGTCAAATGAATACTGTTGATGCTGGCGATGCCTTCCAGGTTGGCCATCAAGGCCCAGTGGAATCCGCCTGGCGCCGTAGTAGCGATTATCTATATGCGGTACAACAAGCACTAGCACTGGCACGTCCAGCAGAATACTTTAGTACACAAATTGATCTAAGTAGATTTTATCAAAATCCAATCACTGGTCAATTTACTAATTCTAATAATCAAACAATTTCCCCAAGCCTATTAAAGGTCAATGGAGATACTGTTAGCAACCCTGATACCATACTACGCACCGCTGGGTACTTAAACTGGATCTCCGACTCAATTAAAAATCTTGGTATGGATCCTGTTAGTAAAATTGAAAATTATTTTACAAATTTTGACGTACAATTATCCTATCGTGTTGGCGGCTTTACAGACCAAAATTTAATTACTGTAACAGCAGAACAGACTAGTCCCGGCAGTACCAACGCTAGTATTATTATCCCTGACGGAAATTATACAGTATATCTTGGCAAACCTGTACCAGTTAAGTCAATTACCTATAGTGGTGTAATTATAACTAAAACAGAAACAGGATATAGTGTTGCTGGTTATGATACGTTGTATCCGTTCTTTACTATTTTGCCTAGCGTAGCAAATAATCAAAGTAGTACTATTTTGGTTAACGATCTAACTGTAAAAGTATATAAAACTGGTAGTACAACACCGATGACTATACCGTATGGTACTACATTTACTTCTTCCCAACAGGTAGCAGATTTCTTAATTAGTTATCAACGTTATCTAGTTAGCCAGGGCTTTAGTTTTAGTATATTTGATGCTGATTTAGAACAAACTCGAGACTGGTCATTGAGTGTACGGGAGTTTTTATTCTGGGTACAACAAAATTGGGCATTGGGTACTATTATAGTACTAAATCCTATATTTGACCGATTGCTGATACAAACAACTGGTACAATAGTTGACGAAATTACTAACCTTCCTAACGGAAGTCGTTTGCTATCAACAAACTTTACTCCTATCAAGAGTAATAAGTTTGAAATTATTAGAACCGACTATCCAACGACAGCAAATGGGCCATTGGGAAATAAATTTTCTATTTCGACTGTTGATGGTGTTACTGGGATTGCATTTGCTCGGTTAGATTTAATTAGTTACGAAAATTCATTAATTTTTGATAACGTTGATAATTTTGGCGACATACTATATATTCCCGAACAAGGAACTCGTCAGTTTAGATTAAAAATCAATGGTGCAAAAACTGGCGCCTGGACAGGTGCATTAAGTCCGGCTGGATATGTTTACAGTAATCCAACTATTAGTAGTTGGCAATCCGGAGTTGATTATCGTCAAGGCGATATCGTTACCTACAATGGTAGTTACTATACTGCGCCCAATAACACTACAGCTAGCCAAACATTTAATCTGTCGGACTGGACGCAAATAAGTTTATCTGATATACAAACAGGTTTATTACCAAGTTTTGGTCATAATGCGCAAATATTCCAACACATTTATGATGTTGATAATCCCCCGCAAGATGAAAATTTTCAAATATTTAGTGCTGGCTTAATCGGATTCCGTGAACGTCCGTTCTTAAGTAATCTAGGTATTAGTATTCCTACACAGACTAAATTCTATCAAGGATACATACACCAAAAAGGTACACACAATTCTATCACAGCATTAACTAAATCTACATTTGATACTGTTAGTAGCGAACTTGGAATTTATGAAGAATGGGCATTCCGTGTCGGTCAATATGGTGGTATTAGTAGTAATCAATATACCGAATTTGTACTCGATCAAAGTGTGTTTATGACCAACCCGGTTGCTTTTACAACAACTAACAACTACAACACCGGTAATATTATTGTTAATTTGGCTGTTACAGGGAATACAGTAACATCTAATGTATATAATTCCAGTAATATCTCTAGTACTACAACAACAATATACAATAATAGAAATTCAACAGATGAGTACTCAGCAGATTTGCCCACATGTGGTTATGTAAATCTTGGCGATGTTGATTATCAAATTTTTGATATTTCTACTATTACTACATTACCTACATTAATCACAGGTAGTAAAATTTGGGTAGCAAAAGATTTCGATGGCACCTGGAATGTTTATCGTGTTGTAAGTACTGGGTTAACAGCAACTAAATTAACATATACTTTAGATTCGTATGCACAGTTAACCTTTAATACAACACATAGTTTTAACATTGGTGATACATTTGTATTACAAAACTTTAATAGTAATTACAATGGCTTATATCAAGTGGTGGCAATTCCTAATACCACTGGTGTAACAGTTATTTTACAAAGTACCAAGGCAATTATTGGTTCTGGAAGTACATTAACAGGATTAGGATCTGTATATAATCTTACTTCTATGATAGTTGATACCTATAGTGGAACAGGAAATCCAATTTCTGGAATTACTTGGTTAGTTGGTGACCGCGTATGGGTCAATAACGATACTAACACAGGCTCAACTGGTTGGGCAGTATACACATACAATGGTGCAACTTGGGATAGAACAAGACAGCAGTCGGCTAAAGTTGATATTAACAGCATTGGCAGAACATTTATTTTTGATAAAACCAATAATGTTATTTCAACCGCATTGGATTACATTGACCCGGCAAAAGGTAAGGTATTAAATTCTGTTAGTGTTGATATTGATTACCGATTAACTAAAGATCCTGCATTATACAATGCTGGCACTAGTAGCACAATCGCAGACTACCATTGGGGACCACAACAAGTTGGTAAGATATGGTGGAATCTTGATACGGTACGATACATTGACTATGAACAAGATACACTTATCTATAGATTAAACCAATGGGGTAGAGTATTTCCTGGAAGCCAAATTTTAGTCTACGAATGGGTTGAAAGTTCAGTATTACCAAGTCAGTATGTGGCTGCAGGTGGCAATGGAACTCCGGTCTATATCAACAATTCTGCCTACAGCACATATGGTAGTGTTGGCCCAACCGGCGCTGTGAATATAAAATATTATTTTTGGGTTATAAACAAAACTACAATTAATACAGTTGCTGGCAAATTAAATAGCGTATACAGTATCACAACAGCAATTGAAAATCCACAAGCTCAGGGTATTAGCTATGCCACAGTATTACGCAATGATACATTGGCATTATATAATGTTAACAATTTGTTAACTGGTCAAAATAGTGTCTTACACATTGAATGTATAAATTCAAATCCTATGTTAATTCATAATGAATATGCATTGGTGCAAGAGGGCAATCCCAAGAGTGAAATCCCTATCTCAATTGAGAAAAAATTAATTGATAGTTTAGCTGGTCAAGATTCTGTGGGCAATACTGTCCCAGATCCTGCATTAACTCCAGCACAAGCATATGGCATCAATATTCGTCCTCGCCAAAGCATGTTTATCAATCGTGCATTGGCCTTGCGTAATTACTTGACTATGGTTAATACAAATTTATTAAGTTATCCAATAGTTGAGCTTAAATTATCGACTACGTTAAACAGTGAAGAGCCAACCCCGCATACAGATTCAGGTCTATATAGTCTTACTGTTGCTAGTTTTGCAGAATTAACTTATGTAAATACTGCAACACTAAGTCCGGGATATGGCACACTTGTTAGCAATGACGAAACCAATCTAGGTAAATGGGCTATTTACACATGGTCTGGAACAATCTGGGAACTAAGCCAATTACAAAGTTATAAAACAAATTTATATTGGTCTAAAATTGATTGGTATGAAACTGGATATGATTATACTGTAGCACCCAACGTTACTGTGGCCAATCGTTTAGAACTTGGCAAATTAACATTAACGCCTAATACTTATATTAAGGTATTAAATAACGGAAACAGTCAATTTGAAGTATATTATGTCGACAATACACTGACTCAAAATTTAATCGGTATACAAAACGGCACAATTCAAATTAGTACAGGTACTATCCCGTCCTTAGAATTAAGACAAATTTTATTAGCTGTACAAAACGAAATTTTTGTCAATGACTTAGCTGATAAGTATAACCAATTATTTTTTACAATGGTTAAGTATGCGTTATCAGAACAAAAAAATATTGAGTGGGCGTTTAAGACCAGTTTTTTAAGCGCAACACAATATATTCGTGCATTAACACAATATCCAAGCTATATTCCCGATAATCAAGATTACTATCTTGATTATATCAAAGAAGTAAAGCCGTATAGAACTACCATTCGCGAGTTTGTGGTTGACTATCAAGGTATTGATTCGTACAGCGGTGATGTTAGCGACTTTGATTTACCTCCGTACTACGATGCCAACGTTGGATATTATCGTAGTCCAAATAGTGAACAACCTTATGATGATGCTACTCTAACAAGCGGAGTATACAATCAATGGAATAACAATTACAAATATCAAGTAGTTGATGTTATGATAGAAAATTCTGGCACCGGATACTCTATTGTTCCTCAGGTTGTTATCTCAGGAGGCGGCGGAACCGGCGCAGAGGGATATGCCACACTCAACGGTAGTGGCGGAATTGGCAATATTATTATTACTAAATCTGGTAGCAGATATACAAGTACTCCTACTATTATAATTAACGGCATTGGTACTGGTGCTAGAGCTCGTGCAGTATTGCGTAACGTGTTTGATGGAAATAATACTGGACACAATCTTGTTAGAAGTATACAAACTACATTAAAGTTTGACCGCGTTAGCTATACTTCTAGTAACACATTTGTATTTTGGGATACAGTTACTTCTTCAAATATTGGCGATGTAATTCCAACTAATACCATAGTTGTATTAGATAATAAATTTTATCGATTAGATTCAAATTATACAGTAGACGCCGAAGTAACATTCCCAGTAACCGACATTACTCAAGTTTATGCTGGAGATTTTGACAATGCCAACGATCGTATTGTAGCCCACCAGGGCAATGTTGATCTAACCTTAACACAACCGGGACTGAACTATCCTGGAGTTGTCGTTGATGGTAATACATTTACTGGCAATGTATATGACAGTCTAATTCAAAGTCGTTATACTGACAGCCTGGGTATTAATCCTAGCAATATCATCATTGACGGTGGCGAGTACGTAGATCGATTTGAAAGTTATGCACCAGAAGAGTTTGTACCTGGGCGTATGTACGATAGTTTAAATCTAACTGTTCAAGATACTGACCATTTAGCATTTAGATTGCTCAATGATATGAATCAATTGTCTAGTAGTTATAGAATTGCCCGGGCAAATATTACTACATTAACATCAAATTTAAATCTGACAGATACTTCAATATTAGTTGCTAATGCTAGTATATTGCCCGAACCCAACCCGGCACAAAATCAACCGGGTGTAGTTTTTATTAACGGTGAAAAAATTATTTACTGGAGAAACTATGCTTTAGAAAATAAAGTTAGTTGGTCAGCTAATGCAGTAATAGCTACAAATAGTTTGATAACACATAGTGGAAACTTGTATCTAACTACCGGTAATGTATATGCATCGTATTTTGCTAACATCACCTCCAATGTTACTGAAGTATTAGCTAATACTATTACTCAGATTCGTCGGGCAGTAGATGGTACAAGCCCGCAATTAGTACACGCCATGGATAGTCAAGTAGTCGACTCTAGTATTCAGCAATTAATACCCGGATCTGCCAACAGTAATGTAGTATTATCTCATACCACTGTTTATACGGTAGCAGATCAACCAAGTTTAGGTGTTGTGTTAAACGGAAATATAAGTGGCAACATCGGCGACGTAATTACACAAACACAGACAGTTGATTTGTGGCAAGCAAATAAAAATATTGCATTAGGTCAATTAGTATATTACAGTGGTAATAGTTACACAGTTACTGGTAATGTATACGGTACAACATTTAGTAGTATATCCAGCAATGTTACTTTAGCATTTGCTGGTAATACAACTAATATATCCACAATGACATTACTAGAAACAGTAACTAACCAGAAATTAATTCCAGTTATATTAACTGCTGGTGCTATTGCTGGCGCACCAATTCAGTATGATTCTGGCACAGTTACAGGAACAACCGGGACATATGATGCATTTAGTACAGACCCAGAATATGAATTTGGTCCCGGGGGCATACCACCTTACGATGCTACCATTGAGTACAACGGTGGCGGAGACGGATTTGATAACACCGTTGGCACCGTACATATAAATGGCGTAGATACCGGAATATATCTAACAAACTATTATATTTTAGGTATGGTTGATGCCGATGCACAGATAACTGTAACAGCAGGCTCGCGTGTAACTCAAAGTAATGTTTGGTACACATCGGGAATTAGCACACCTACTAATGGATTGCCGTTAGTAAACAGCACTACAGTACAAGCTGAATTTTTAAAAGCTAGCCGATACTACTAAACCAGGTAAACACCTATGATAAATACTGATATGAATGAAAATACAAAAAAATTAGAGGAAACAGCAGTGGAAAATATACTAAAACAACCAGACGAAAGCACCGGAATCTATGTTCGTGGGCATATTAAGATTTTTGATCCAGAGTCCGGCGATGTTTATATTGATAAACCCAACGCTATTCACTATGAAAACTTTAGTCAAGCATTGGCCTGGTCCTTAGCCAACAAAGGTGAAAACTATATCTACGAAATGACCTTCGGCAACGGTGGAACCAGTGTAGATCCCACTGGTATCATTACATACTTGCCTACTAATACTGTGGGACAAAACGCTAATTTGTATAATCCCACATATAGTAAAATTGTTGATAATACAGCAGCCGCAAATATTAATCCACTTAACAATAAAATGACAGTGGCTCATATTCCTGGTACTGTGTATACCGATATTTTAGTTAGTTGTCTACTAGACTACGGCGAGCCCAACGGCCAATCAAATTTTGATAACAGCCAAAATTTAAATGGTACCTATGTGTTTGATGAACTAGGTCTACGTGGTCGCAGTATTGATGGCACAAGTGGATTAACATCAACGGGTTTACTATTAACGCACGTGGTGTTTATGCCTGTACAAAAAAGTTTAAACAGATTAATTCAAATCGACTATACTGTGCGAATTCAAACTTTGACTAATTTAAGCAAAGCAAACGGATAATACTATGAGTTATATTATTAACAAAACCAATGGTAGTGTTTTATCAACATCAACCATTGTAAATGGTACTCTATTAGATGGTACCATTGATACCGGCACTGGTATATCATTAATTGGTCGTAATTATCCTAACTACGGCGAAGTACAAAACGAAAATTTTGTTCGTTTATTAGAAAATTTTGCTGCTGCAAATCCTCCTACAATTAGTTTAGCAGCATTAAGCACACTAACCGGTACGGTATGGTATGATACCGCCAATAAAAGATTACGTGTATATGATGGCACCAATTGGAATGTAGTTGGCGGAGCAACTGTTTCTACGATTGCACCCACTAATCCAGTTACTGGCGATTTATGGTATAACAATACTAATCTAGTAACACCAATATTAAATGTTTGGGACGGAACAAGTTGGGGTAATGCTAGTATAAGTGGTGCCACAGGTCCACAAGGCGCAACAGGGCCACAGGGCCCTGGCGGCGTAGATAGTACAGTAGCGGGCCCCCAGGGAGCAACCGGACTTCAAGGAGCAACTGGCCCCCAAGGGCCCACTGGTGCTGCGAGTAGAGTAGCTGGCGCAACCGGACTTCAAGGAGCAACCGGAGCAACTGGGGAAAATGGTTTGCAAGGAGCAACAGGGCAACCCGGGCCTCAAGGAATCCCTGGACAAAATGGACTTCAAGGACAAAATGGACTTCAAGGACCAGCTGGTCCACAAGGCAATACAGGCAATACCGGTGAGCGTGGCCCACAAGGGTTAATAGGAGCAACCGGACCGGCAAGTACTGTTCCTGGGCCAATTGGTGCAACCGGGTTATCTGGAGCAACTGGCCCCCGCGGCCCTTCTGTAGGGTTAGGATTTGGTGGCGAAACATGGCATGATGTAACTGGTAGTAGAAGTAGCGGTACAATATACACAAATAACTTCTCATACCCAATCATGGTATCGGCTACAGGTACTCCTGCAAACGGTTCCCCGGATTTGCAAATATATGTTGGCGGAATATTAGTATCACAGTTCCAGTGGCAGTTTAACGGCGCTGGCGCCGAATCGGGCGGTTGTACTATTGTTCCACCAGGTAATACATATAGATTGGTTTTTAACGGTTCCGGTATTTTAAATTGGGCCGAACTTTATTAATTAATAGACAGATGCAAAACCTATAAATTTAAGCGATAAATACAACTATGTCATATACAATAACAACAAGCGACGGATCACTGGTAATCACTATTCCGGATGGACAATTTGATAACACCACAAGTTTAACACTTCCTGGACCAAACTCAATTGGATATGGACAATCATTAGATCAAAATCTCTTACAACTATTAGAAAACTTTGCGTCTAATACTAGCCCTAGTGGCGAAAGCGTACAAGGGCAACTTTGGTTTAATAAAAGTAGCAAGATTTTAAATGTCTTTACTGGAGATCAGGGATACTTACCAGTTTCGGGTATTATTGTTAGTACTAGTCAGCCTGTTAGTGCCAACCCAGGCAATACGTGGTATGACACAACACGCAATCAATATTTTTTCTATGATGGTACTAACTGGACTTTAATAGGACCCATTTATACCAAAGCGCAAGGTGTTAGTGGAGCCATACCGACTAGTGTTAGCGATGACACATTAGTTGGAGTTACACATAATATTTTAGAACTACGATTTGGTAATCAAATATTAGCCACATTAAGTGGCGATTCACCTTTTACACCATCGCCGGCCATTGATGGTTTTCCGCGTATATTCCGTGGATTAACATTAAACAATAATTTATTTCCGGGTAGTAATCAGTTTTATACAAACGCTAATACAGCAGCATATCTACCGGTAGATCCTACTATAATTAGTTTGAATAGTAATATAACTCAGGTAGAAGCAAATACTATAGCAACCATTCAGGCAGCAAACGTAGCTTTAACAAATTATATTAACGAAGAATCGGCCGCAATACACTCTAATATTGAAATTGCAGTAGCGCAATTAAATTCCACCGCCAACGCAATCGTGGCAAATACAAAAATGTATGTCGACGATTTAACTGCAAACATTCAACATGTTTATAATGATCTTCTATCTAACATTGCCACAATTAATGCAGGGTTAGACGGTGTTACTGCGGCCTGGACCGCCAATGCCGTTGCACAACAAACTCAAATTAATACTCTAACTGCTGGATCAACTACACAGGTCTATAGCGATAGTAGTACCAAATATGCAACTACAGCATTTGTGCAAAGTGTTTTACCACGTGGAATGATTATGATGTGGAATAGTACAGCCGCAACAATTCCCACAGGCTGGCAACTTTGTAACGGAACAAATGGTACGCCCGATTTACGTGGACAATTTATTGTTGGATCCACTGGCGATGCTACTGGATCTTACCGCACTGGCACAAGTGGCGGAGCTGCTGGCGTAGCATTATCAGTTAATAACCTACCAACTCATACCCACGATCTTAGTTCAAGTAGCACAACTCTGGGAGGCGACCACTCTCATACTGCCACAACAACTGCAACAGATAGGGGACATACTCATAGTGTTTCAGAATCTGCTCATTCCCACTCAACAACTTTTCATAGAACTAGTAAAAGTAATAATGCTACCCCATACATGCTATCAGATCCTACATATGGGGAAAACATAAATGGATCGGTGGATATACCAACAACTAGTGCAACAACTGGGGTAAGCATAGCATCGGGAGTTGCTAGTATTTCTGCTTCAACTACTGTGGCATCAGTTAGTGGGCATACTCATAGCTTAACCGGAACTACTAGTGGAACTGGCTCTGGAGTTTCATTTAGCACATTACCGCCATATTATGCATTATGTTACATACAAAAAATGTTCTAAGGGTTAAAATGCATACTAAACTCATAAATATAACAAAGTAATCAAAGGATAAAGAATGTCGTATACAATTAATTTAACTAATGGAACTACCCTAATCCCAGGCGGATTATCTGATGGTACCGTTGATACAACACACTCAAGTTTAACATTAATTGGACGAGATTATGCCGGTTACGGACAGTTTTTGAACGAAAATTTTGTTTACTTATTAGAAAATTTTGCCGCTACTACCGGTCCGGCTAATCCGCTACGTGGACAGTTATGGTGGGACACAGCTAATAACATATTAAAAGTATATTCTGGTACAAGTTGGAAAATCTCAACTGGTGCTACTAGTAGTCCATATTCGAGTCCTCCCGGCGATTTAAGCGCGATTGGTGGAGATTTGTGGTTCGATACTACTAACACACAACTTAAAGTATATTCTGGTAGCCAATGGGTTACCGTTGGTCCAGTTGCAACTCCGGCAACCGGTGACACTGGTGCTACCCCGGCACTGATTAACGACACAAGTGCTAGTCCGCACGTAGTGATACAGTTTAAAATTAGTGGTGTAATTTATGCCATTTTTTCCAAAGATACATTTAACACTAGCCTAAGCGGTTTTTCACAAATAAACGCCGGTATTAATTTTAGCTCAACAGCAAGTCCAACTTGGAAATTAAGTAATCAATCTGTTAATAATATTGCTGGTACAATAGTAGAAAGAGATGGTACAGGTAGTATTAACGTTAATAATATTAACTCTGGCGGCACGCTAACAGTTGGTACCATTGTAGCAAGTACAATTACCAGCCCAGGTAGTGTAGGCTCGTTTACCGGTAACTTAACTGGTAACGTAACAGGAACTTACGGTACATTTTCTAGTATACAAACACAGGGTATCAACGCTACATCTGGATACACCGGTACAATATTAACTGCTAGCCAACCTAATATTACCAGCCATGGTACTTTAACCGGATTGGCAGTTAACGGAACTACAACATTAACCGGCTCTGCCACATTAAATGGCGTTGGGATTGCTACTATAGGTGGTGCCGCTTCATTTACTAGTATCAACAGTACTCCTGTTGGTAATGCAACACCAAGTACTGGCGCTTTTACTACACTACAGGTTGCTACAAGTGTTACACCAGCAGCCAATTTAAGTGTTAATCTTGGTAGTACAAGTGCTTGGTTTAATAACATTTACGGTACTGCCATCCACGCACTATACGCCGACTTAGCCGAACGCTTCCATGCAGATGCAGAGTATGCCCCGGGAACCGTTGTAGAAATGGGCGGTTCGGCAGAAATCACTAAAGTGGTAGCAGAATTAAGCGATAAAGTGTTTGGGGTCATAAGTACTAATGCAGCTTACTTAATGAATTCTAGCGCAGGCAACGACGCAACACATCCACCAATTGCAATGAGTGGACGTGTCCCGGTCCGAGTAGTTGGATTAATCACTAAAGGTGATCGTCTAGTTAGTGCCGGAAATGGTCTAGCAAGAGCAGGTAAGCAAAACGAATTAACACCATGGAATGTTATTGGACGTTCATTGGTAGATAAAACAGATACAAACGAATCAGTGATTGAAGCGATTGTTAAAATAAATTCATAGGAATAAAGAAAAATGACATACTCATCAGGCGGGTTGATTGACGCAAACGACTATAATAATATAGTAGGTACAAGCCCTAGTAGTACAGCAAATAGAATTAACACAGTCTGGGCAGTGGGTAATGGTCAATACGGATATGGTCAAACAGCCATTGGTCAGGTCAGTAGTGCCGGCCTAGTAACAGCCACTCAGTGGGCCACAGCAATTAATAACCTAAACAGTATTCGTACACACCAAAGTGGTAGCGGAACCGGTATTGGAGCCCCGACATCGGGTTCGTTGGCTGCGTATCTAAGCACTTTCCAGACCAACGTTAATACTGCATATACAAACGCATTGACTTTTGCTAGTCAAGGTACAACAACTACAGGCACAAACAATGCTACCGGTGAAACTAATGCAACAACTCAAAGTGCAATCGCATTTACAGTTACACGCACAGCAACATTTGCTAGTGCAGACCAAGCACGTTACTTCTTTAATGCCGGCGGCCAATTAAATTTTGTTATCAGTAGTGTAACAAATAATGATGCCACAACACGTTCAGGCGATATGGTTACATTACTTGCTACCAATCTTGGCGGTGTAAGTGCTTTCCGTGCCGCTTCAAATGGTGGACGCACAGGCACTAGCGGCACAGTTAATACTGCTGCTACTAGCATTGGCTACTATGGGTTAACAACTAGTAATCAAGTGTTAAGTCAAATTACCAGTGCTACTGCTGGTTATACTGGTGACTATGTATATCTTGGCGCACAGTCGAGTGGTGCAAGTGGATCCAATGGCGATAAAGGTAACGTTGTTACATTTACATTGTACATGTATTCTGCTGCACGTGCCGCGTTACCAACTCCTCCTGCCGCAGGCCCGGGAGGTACACCCCCAACTATTAATACTTCGGTTAATGACAGTATTAACGTTACCGTTAATCACCGCGTTGACATAGTTTATCCAGAAACAACAAACCTAAGCGCAAGCTGGGGCACAGTAACAATCGCCTAATACTCATTTAGGTTGACCTATTGGGTGTAGTATAGTAT